TAAAAGAGTTTTGATTAATGGGGATGATATGTATTACAGGGGATCACGAGAACAATGGGATGTTCAAAATTTCATTTCCTCCGGTGTTGGGCTTGAGCCATCTGTTGGCAAAGCCTATATCCATGAGAGTTATGTGAATATAAATTCCACTTGTTATGTGACTAACGGTAGTACCGCTGTCGTCGTGCCATATCTTCCTGTCGGTTTGTATTATGATGTTCATAAGATTCAAACTGATGGGGAGAGTGCAAGCTTTTCTTGTGGTATGATCCAGAAGATATTAGATGGATGTTGGAATGAGAGAATGCGGTGTGATATGATGAGGAAGATACTGAGGCGGTATGGTAAAGTGATTACAGAGGAGTGTAAGGGGAGAAATCTCTTTATTCACCAGTCACTTGGGGGGCTTGGTGTGGTGCCACCTGTAGGATGGAAGTGGTCTCTTAGTGAGTACCAACTCCGTCTTGCGGGACACCATATTGATTCGTGCCCAATGGCGGTGAGTGCGGAATTGCCACTTTTTGGGATTCCGCTTCCTTTGATTCAACCCATGGTGAAGGACATGTCGATTAATCCCAACATAGTGACCCGACGCTGCAAGAAATTGTCGCGTATTGAGAGTCATAATGTTGAGTATATATCGATCAGTAGTCCCGATGCCAGGGCCGACGAACTTGGTATTACGTTGCGTGAGCAATGGTTTCCTGTACGATCACACTCTAAGACAAGACCATACCTTGGGAGAGATTTGGTGTTTCTGCAGAAAGGAATTCTTTCTGCATCCTTGAAACACAGCTTTCCCAAGGACGAGCCGAACCCGGATTGGGGTAGGCTCTAGGGGAATCTTGGGTAGTGACCGAAAGAACGATCGGTCTATAAAGATATTCGTTCGTGGGGGTCCTGGGATATTTAAATCGCCCAAAACTGTTGTCCAGTTCATCGCGGACAACCACATCTGTGGATTTCAGTGCTAAATCACGTAAGTGTAAATGCCAAGAGACTGCACGGGTGGGCTTTCGAGTAGACTGCCACGGGGGCTGTTGCGTAGCTGCCTGTCGAGTGACACTCGCCTCAATTCGAAAGTAATCAAGGATGTACAGTCCGGCCTCTGTTAGTGGTAACAAGCTGGCGCCCCGATAAGATAATTAAATCCACCGTCCTATGCCAAAAAAGCAAAGGAAAAGCTCTAGCTGCAGAGTTAAAAGCAGTAGAGAGTACGGCTTTGAGCCGTGTTCCGACCGTGAAGAAGAA